CCATCCCTATCAAAAGATGGCATACATCCCACTGGTAACGGTTATAAGAAAATTGGAGAAATCACAAAATGAAGAAGTTTATTCTAGCACTCGCTCTCGCATCAACACCAGCATTGGCTGTTGATCGTGTTGCACAATATGACTTTGATCAAGACGGTAAAGTCTCATTCGACGATGTCAATCGTTTTTGCACAGTTACAAAGGCACTCTTTGATCGCGCTGACAAGAACAGTGATGGGTTTTTGACAAATGGCGAAATGCGCACAGCAAAAGAATATCTTTTCTCTCGCTGCGCATCAATACCAAAGAACGCTTAATATAAAAAGGAGTTTAATATGAAGACAGTCGGTCAAAAATTGAGTAGATTTGAAGTCACTGGCGTCAAGCCAGGTGCACTCGATCCAAATGGTGCATTCGAGAAGATTACAGATCTTTCTTTTGAAGGCAAATGGAAAGTTATTGTATTCTACCCGAAGGACTTCACATTCGTTTGCCCAACGGAAATCGTTGCCTATGATAAGTTGAACAAGGACTTCGCTGACCGCGATGCAGTTCTTCTGATTGGTTCAACAGACAATGAATTTGTCAAGTTGGCATGGAAGAATGCTCATGAAGGTCTCAAGGCAACCACCTCATGGTTCTTCGCTGATACACAGCGCGATCTTGGTGATGATTGGGATGGTCATGGCACTAGCCTAGTTGAGCAGTTAGGTGTTTTCTACAAGCCAGCAGGTGCTGCTCTTCGCGCAACCTTTATTGTTGATCCAGAGAATGTGATTCAGCATGTGACTGTTAACAACCTTGCTGTTGGTCGTAATGCTGACGAGACTCTCCGTGTTCTTGATGCGTTGCAGACTGGTGAACTTTGCCAGTGCAATCGTCAGGTTGGTGAGACAACACTCACTGTTGGCTAATATGAAAAAGAAAAAGGCTCACATTTGCCTCGGATGCGGCTACCAATACGACGAAAAGAAGTATGGTAAGTTTGAAGATCTAGATGAAGATTTTCTCTGCCCCGAGTGCAAATGTGAGAAAGATATGTTTGAAGAAAGGGAAGTTGAACAATGAGTTGGACTGAAAGCATTAAAGAAAGTCTACCTGACTATGCGAAAGATATTCGTTTGAATATTGACGCTGTTCTATTGCGCAGTTCTCTTGACCCTGCTCTTGCGCATGGATGCGCATCAGCGGCAGCGTTTGCTGCTGGCAATTCAAGATTGTTGACCTTGATTGATGCTGCAATTGATGATCGTAAAGAAGCAGATGCTGCTTTGACTGCTGCAACAATCATGGCGCAAAACAATGTTTGGTATCCATATGTTGAAATGGCAGAAGATCCTGCACTGAAGGGATTGCCGCCAGGATTGCGTATGAATGGTATTATAAATCACGGTGGAACGACAAAGAAGAATTTCGAAGCATACTCTCTCGCCGCTTCAATCGTCGGAAAATGCCACTTCTGCGTCAAGGCTCATTATGATACTTTATTGAAGGAAGGTATGACTGTGGAAAATCTCAAAGATATCGGTCGTATTGCTGCAGTCATCACTGCATCAGCAAAAGTGTTAAGTGGCTAAATAATAGACCAATTTAATGGTTGTAAACTGACAATTAAAGGTGTTCTGGACTCGGGTTCGACCCCCGACATCTCCACCATCTACGGGGATGAATTTGGCTTCGACAGGGCAAGTAATAACCTGACAGCAACCAGTGAGGCGACTGACTTAATCAGCGCAAACACAGTAAATGCAAACGATGATTCATTTACACCTATGGCTCTCGCTGCCTAATAAGCACATTGAGTACAAAGAGTTGACTGCTCGGTAACAGAAAAGTTAGAGTTGGGTGAGGGTTTCCTCACCCAATTTCTGAAATGAATCGTCGAAATGAAAGGAGTAATTTAGTACACAGAAGTCTTTGTAGAAAAGATCACACACAAGACGCATATTTTGTTTTGTGTAACTTTCCAGATATTCAGTTTGCGTATAGTTTGAAGAATTTGTTTTGTACAGTTTTTGATTCAAGTCTCTTTCTAATTCTTGAATTTGCTCAAACCTATACACTTTACTTAATTCAATTTCTGAGTTATCATTCTGGATATAAAACAGTTGGTCGAAGAATACTTGAGGTATATGATTAAATTTTATTGGGGAATATAATGTACCCCTTGATCGAATATATCTCAAAAATTCATTGAATGTGATTTCTCTCATCCCGTAAGAAACAAGAGATTGATTAAAGTTCTTGTAAAAACTATAAGTTCTAGTGTATGGGTTTCTTACAACAGCGAATGAATACACATCACTCAAGTCATTGACTGATTGTAAATAGAAATATGGATCGTGCCCAGAGAATAATGGATTTCGAATAAATCTAAAAGAATTTAGAATTGACTTTATGGAGGTTCCTGCGGTTTTTGGAATATGAACGAATAGTAATTTTTGGTTATTAATCATAACAATCTCAAAATGTTATTGTGATATTTATAACTGCAATAATGGAGGCAACTAACATGAATGCAGTCGACATACTTCATAATATAGAAAATTATTTTGATCGCAACCATACTTTGTTTTGTAAATTTGGTGGACTATTTGCGCTAACATTTCTTATGATTTTTGTACCATACAATATGGTAGATCGTATGAATAGCAAATTAGAAGCCCAGCAAATTGCAAATGAACTTCTAGTATCAGAACTCGAAACTCTTAATCATAAGGTCGAGTTTTTAAATCTTTCTTACGAGAAAAAGCAAGCAGTGATGCGAGAGGTTGAATGCCTCGCTCGCAACATTTACTTCGAAGCAGGTGGTGAGCCTCGTGCTGGCAAGATTGCTGTTGCCGAAGTCACCATGAATCGAGTCAAGAGTCGCCAGTTCCCACGGACAGTCTGCGGTGTTGTTCACCAAAGGAACAGACACACCTGCCAATTCTCTTGGGTGTGTGAAGGCAAGAAGTCTATTCGGCATCAAGGCGCATGGCGTGAGTCCGTCAAGATTGCTGAAAACATATTGATTTCTAAACACGAATATGGTATAATTGGATCTGCAAAGTATTTCCATGCAACTTATGTTGATCCAGAGTGGGCTGAAAGAAAAAGAGTTATCAAGAAAATTGGTCAGCATATATTTTATCATTGAGGCATTATGCGAATTATTGAAGATGTGAAGTTAGACTTTAAAGATGTTCTGATTACACCCAAACGATCTGCTCTGTCTTCTCGAAGCCAAGTAAATCTTGAGAGAACTTTCACTTTCCGTAGTGGAAATTCTTGGAAGGGTGTTCCAATTATTGCTGCGAATATGGATGGTGTTGGAACATTCACAATGGATCTTGAGTTGAACAAACACAAGATGATGGTTGCGCTGACCAAGCATTACTCTCAAGAAGATCTTATTGACCACTTTATACAAAAATTTAACAGCAGCGTCTACTCGATGGGCATTTCAGATGCGGACTTATACAAATTTAATAAAGTCGTTGAATCGAATATTGTAAAGAACTGGAATATCAGAGTTTGTATTGATGTTGCGAATGGATACACGCAAAGTTTCGTGGACTTTATTAAAGAGTTCCGCGATGATCATCCAAATGTTTTATTGATGGCAGGTAATGTTGTCACACCAGAGATGACTGAGGAATTGATTCTCGCAGGTGTTGACATCGTGAAAGTTGGTATTGGTCCTGGATCTGTCTGTACAACACGGAAGATGACAGGCATCGGCTACCCGCAGTTGAGTGCAATTATTGAATGTGCTGATGCAGCACATGGTCTTCAGGGTCATATTATAGCGGATGGGGGGTGTTCCGTTCCTGGAGACATTGTGAAGGCATTTGCTGCGGGAGCCGATTTTGTGATGCTTGGTGGAATGCTGGCTGGTCATAAAGAAGGCGGTGCTTCTGCTATTGGCGGAAATCAATTCTATGGTATGAGTTCAGAAACAGCCATGGATCTACATAATGGTGGTGTGGCAAACTATCGAGCCAGTGAAGGCAAGACAGTTGAGATTCCATATCGTGGTGAGGTGAGTAGAACACTGCAGGATATTCTAGGTGGTCTACGATCTGCGTGTACATATGTTGGAGCAAGTGAGTTGAAGGAGTTGAGCAAGCGAACTACTTTTGTTCGTGTGACTCAGCAGTTGAACAATTCCTTGAGTGCGTATGAGATCTAATATGGCAAGTCGCGAAGAAAAGAATAACTTCTCTATAATGATTATGGAGATGGCTTTGAAAGAAAAGATTGATCATATGGATGCAGTCGCAACATATTGTGAAAGAAACAATCTTGAAATTGAAATCGCTGCAACACTTATCAATGAATCTCTCAAGAGCATCATTGAAGGCGAAGCAATGGAGTTAAGGTTTTTGCCACGAGGTAGTAGACTTCCGTTATGAACGGATACGATCTATATTGCACCTATCAAGCCATCAAACTGCATTTTAGTTCTGAGCAATATAACTTCTTTCACTATGATGGTAAAACAAGAGTATCAATAGATGCATTTCAAAAGCGTCGTGACAAATTTCTATTCCATCGTCTTGCGCGCAAGTATCGGGACGATGAGATGGTTCCATTTCTGGTTTCTAATTTTGTACACAGTGACGATAATTGGACCAAAAGTCTTCTTGAAGAGGAGGCTGAGCAAACTTATCGAGAATGGAAACGAACCACGGATTCGATGAGCAAGATCTATGCAGAAGATCTGCAAAAGATTGCTACAAAAGAAACATTTAATGAACTATTTAAAGTCGATGATGGACAATTCCCAAAATTGTTAGTATTGTTCATGCAAAACGAAGTGACGATTGAAACGATGGTTATTCTCAATAACATCTTCGACTTTATTCGAATTTGGGACAAGAAGATTTCAGATGATATCATCTATCCCAAAGTGTCAAGAAAGATTCGCAAATATGGTTCTTTCTTGAATGTGAATGTCGACAAGTACAAGATCTTGACAAAAGAAACTTTACTTGCTGACTGAAATACTATATAATGGTATTGTGATGATGAAAAAGTGGACAAGTCGATATACATTTAATACAACGCTATACGGAGAATACAAATGAGTCTATCAAGTCTAAAGAAGGGTTCATCCCTTGATAAGTTGAAGAAGGCAGTCGAAGCATCTTCAGCAGGTAACACTGGCGGCAAAAATGTTGATGATCGTTTTTGGCAACCAGAGGTCGATGCCGCTGGCAACGGATATGCAGTTATCCGATTCCTCGATACTCCAGCAGTCGACGGTGAAGATGGTCTTCCTTGGGTTCAAATCTGGTCGCACGGATTCCAAGGTCCAGGTGGTTGGTACATTGAG